CGAACCATCTTCGAGTAGTTGCGGATCTTGCCACGGAGCATGGTGGCTGCACGTTCCAGCAAGGTGGCGATAGCCTTGTAAGCTATTACCTCCCTGCCTGGGGTCTGCGCTTGCTCCAACTCGAACGTCCCGGCCACCAAGAAGAAGAAGTCTTTATAAATCCCCAAAGCTGCGCTGAGATCCGCAAAGGGTACATTGGGAAGCTCCATGTACTTAATGGCCTCGCTAACCATTGAATTGGCTGGATTGATGATCCCTGGTGCGTTGGTGAACTCAGAGTTGTCTACTCCAGAGTCCTGGGGATTCTTGATCTTGAGTCTGGAGAGTTTGTCCTTAATCATCGTGAATTGGGAAAGAGTTTTATCCACCTCGATCTGCAATCCCTCTAGCTGTTCAAAGTCAGTCATGCCCCAAGGGTTGACCGGATCTGAGATGCTAGGAGTGATTGAGAAGGGATATTTGTCGAATAGGTAGGTACTCGCAGCTTGCTCTATGTCGAGATTGGGGTTGATGGAGGGATTCGGCCTGTCGGAGCAAACTATCTTGCCACCGTTACAGGTGGTGACGCATCTGATGTTACCTGGATACTTATCGTATTCCTTGTCACCCTCCTTAACCCTGGTGTAGTCTTTGCCCCAGGCTTCTACGATCAGTAACTCCTCCTCCTCGCCCCTGCTCTCCCCGCTGACATTGAGCATATTCTTAATCACACCGGAGAACGTGCTGAAATAGCCTTTTCTCTTATTCCTTTGGTTCGCAGTTACCTCTAGGCGCTCATCGCCCAACTCCTCTAGCACTTGCCGGTCACTCGTAATCTGCTCGGCAACCTCCGGCCAGCGCCTACGAGCTTCCCGCAAGGTCATAGGATAGTAATGCACAGCCAACTGAGCTTGCTGGATCTTCTTCGTCTTGCAGGGATACCAGCCAAAGTGGTAGGGGTCCACCACCTCGGTTTCCACCTCACCCAGGCCGTATTCCAACTCGGCATTGAACCGCACCTTCTCAATGCAAAGACCGTAGGTTTCTCCGTTTATGACGGAGAGTTCCATAACCGATTGCTGTTCCTGGTCCTGCCACCAGTATTCAGAGGTCCAGAGCAAAGAGTCAAATATCGCCTCTTTCTCTTCCTCTACTTCCCCAACTTGTCTGACATTGAAGGTGGGATTGTTGTCGGTAAGAGTGTTGACGGTACGCTGCCGGTGGGCGTGAAGTAGGTTGGCCGTAATGAGCGTGACCTTGCTGGAATCCTGCTTCCAATGCTTATTTTTGCCAAGCTCGTAGTTACGGTTCCATTTCCCTGGCAACCCTAACTCATTCTTAAATTTGACAATCTCTTCTAGGATCTCGAAGATCCTATAGCCTAAATCGGTGTCTCCTTCGGGTGGCAGTAGCTCTTTGGTAAGCTCCTGCGTGGTCCCAATCGTAGGAGAAGGGGTATCCACAGTCGCCATTTTGGCCTCCTAGTCCTTAGCCGGATGATGCCTTTCCATGTGGCGCTTCAAGCTAAATTGATGATTATAGCCATCAGGCGCACCTTTTTCACAGCCATCAACCAGACAAGGAAATGGTTTAGTGTCCTTCTCCTCCTCCTCCTTTGCGTCCAAAGCGATCCTTCGCTTTGCCTCCTCCGCTCTTTGTTCTGGAGTCATGTCCAGATACTTCTGTCCTGGCTCGACTTGGCCTTCACTTTCAACATCAGCATTCGGGCCATACTCCAGCTTAGTAGTTATGGGCTGCAATGTAGTTACTTGCCCATCCATAACAGGCGCAGGGATAATCCCCGCCCCAGGCTCCTCCTCCAGGTGTTCGCCTGGGACCGTGGGTTCCTCCTGCGTTTGAATCCTTGTGTGTATATCGCTATCGAGTCCTATCCTGTCAACGGCATCGATGTCAATGCGACTCATTATGTCTGTCATGTCGCCCCGATCAAGGGTTACTGATTTACGGTTGGGGCGCTCCATGATCTCTTTTGAAATCGTTGACCAATAGCCCTCTGCGGTGAGTATTACCCCCTCGCTGAAAAAGGGCCGGTTACGACAGTAGGGACATCGCATATCCCTCCATTCCAGGCCGGAGCTACGAAACGGTGGGGGGAACCCATGCACCGGATCTTTGGAATGAAACATGGCCCCTTTGATTGGTTCCTCGACCTCTTCTTCCCAGAAGTTTCCAATATGCTGCCGACACAACTCGCACATCAGGGCTTTCTTTCCCACTAGCTTCCCCCCTTCACCATGTTTGGTAGGTCTTTTTCGACCATCTTGATTAACTCGACCTCCATGCCCCATTTAACAAGGCTAGGGACAACTTCCGATGGAGCAAGGTTCTCATGGGTAGCCCAGGCTCCAGTTTGATGGTTGACCCTACGGAGCGTAAAAAGCCCTCCAGGCTGCGGATCGATATAGACGCTGCCGACATGATTCATCTCGGAATCGCAGCAATCACAGTACATATTTGATATGCCTTTCCGGCACAGTAGTTAGAATAAAATCACCAATCGGAGAGGGTATGGTGAAGTCCCACTCCTTTGCTTCGGGTATGTCAATGACCGTGCTATCGAAGTATTTAGCTATGTACTCCTCTATCTCAGCCTTGGTGGCCAAGCGTCTGCGCCCCAAGCCCTCGTCCACCAGGACGGTCAGGGATACCTGTTTAGCGTCTGCTAGCTTCATAAGCGTTCATCCTATGTGGTCGGGATGCCTTTCTTCTCATCTTTATCGTCCTGCAAGGCTTCCAAAAAAAGATCACCACCAGGATCTTCGGTGGAACCCTGGTCCCTTTTCTTCGGAGCCTCAATGGATCTGAACGGACGCTCTGCGCTGTTACGGCCCATCCAGTAGCCGATAAGGAGGCCGATTATCAAGACAATGCAATAAGACATTGCGCTGAACAATGCTGACAATTCCTTCACCATTCCCGCATTCACTTCGATGCCTTCTTCTCCTTGATCTGCTGCATGAGAGTAGTGCGCTGCAGCTTCAAGAGATCGAGTTCTCCTCGCAACTCCCGCCACCTGGAGTCAAGGTTGCAGTCCCGGCCTTTTTTCGCCAGTTTTTGTTCCAGCCACATGAGTTGCTTATCTGTCTGGATGATGGCGCTGTTGGTTTCTCGAAGCTGGTCGTTGAGCGTATTGACCTGGATCTGATCGGCTATGGCTACCACCTCAGACTTGGTGGCAAAGATAGCCAGCGCTCCGAAAACCATGCCGACAATAACACAGAAGGTCAAAATCGTGTCGAGCTTATTCTTCAGCTTCTCAAACATCAGTCACCTACCGTGGGAAGCATCACCCCATCATCGTATTCTTCAGCGTCAAATCCCCTCGCCCCTCCCTGAATGATGTCTATCGTGCGTTCATGCTCGAAGAGTACATCTTTAAGAAAATCATCAGTCTTGGGCTTGTAGAGATTTTCAATCCGCTTCTCATAACTAGATTTCTTGAGTGGTCGGAGTTTCGGGGTTATGGGCCTCGCCATGAAGATGTGACACGCCTCATCGTAAATATGATCCTCCATCGTAGTATCGACATCTTCGACATTTCCAGGGTCGGTCTGCAGGAGCGGGATCGTGCGGATGAACTGAGTGCAAGTGCTGTAAATCTGGACCATAGGTGGCCCCTCTTCGTGAATCCTCAGACGCTCATGGAACTGGCGTATTTTAAGCTCTCGGCTGGCATCGCCCTTGCTGAAATATAGGTGATATTTTTGAAAAACCTCCATAGTGCTAACGCCTTGACCGCCCCCTTTATAATCCGGCTTTTTGTTCCAACAGTCATGGCCGGCAATGCGTAGAATCTTACGCCTTGGCGTTCTTGAGAGCCAGGTATCGCCATCATTTCTCAAGCCCAAGGCAACTTCCCGGTTGATGATATTTTCTGCAATCTCGGAGTCTGTGTGTCGGATGCCTTCGTTTGGCAAGCCGTTCCATCCGTAAAACTCGCCAAAACGGAAGAGTCTGCTATCGGCATCAGCCCACCACCAGCCATTGGAATAGGGCGCTCCAAAGCCCCAATCAAACGTATGGTACACCTGGGCGTTCTCTGGGATCGGGAGTTGCGGGACAACATGGTGATCCCTGGAGAAGTGAAATGCTTGCCCCATGAATATGTCCCAATCCCCATCCTTGTAGGCCGTCCTGAAAGGTTCCGGTAGAGCGTCCAGGCGGTGAACATACTCAGGGTCGGTTCGCATGAGGATTTCATTATCCTGAAGCAAGCCAGGGATGAAACACCGCATCATGCCCCCTTCTCTGGGGATAGCCCTCCTGTACTTGAAAGGCTTTACGAAATCGACCCATCTGCGCTTAACGAACTCATGGCCAACGCCACCAGGGTTACTGGCGCATAGGATGCCTGGGAGGCGATGTCGCCATTTCTCAGGAATCTCCAGAGTGCATCTGACTCTGGCTCGAACGTAGTCATACATGAACTCGGTGAAGGTTGTTAATTCATCGATCAGGAGCAAGTGGATCTCCGCACCCTGATAGTTGAAGATGTCCTTCTCATGTTGGGCATGACTCATGTGGATAATCGAGCCGTTGGGAAACTCCCATCTCCTCTTTTGGTCCCGATACCTTGCGTAGCCTAGTGGATATTCGTGGAGTGAGGGAAGGATGTGGTTTTTTTCAAGCTCTGGATATGTCCTACGGAAGAGGTAGACCTGGAGGCCGTCAATGCGGGTTGCCCAATACAAAGCCTCCTGGCGCAAGGCGTGTGACTTCCCAGGACCGGCTGCGCCACCGTACAGCACTTCGTTTGCTGCACACTTGTGGAGCATGGCCTGTTTGGGTTGAGGCACATATTCCGATTGGAAATCAGCTTTCGACATCGATCAAATGCTCGGCCCCTGAAATGCAAGCGTTCGGATCATCCTCATCGGGTGGGGGGTCCGGCTCCGGCATCATGCTTTGAAAAACAATCGTCTGGAATTGGTTCCTGATGATACTCGGCTCCGGCTGATGTCCATAGAGCTTGTTGTGACTTTCCCTGGCTCTCTGCCTGATCGGCATATCTCTCCCGCTAAACTGGAGAAGTGTCTCGATGTTCCCTTCAACGTCCCGAAAAACACCGATCACCTTGTAGTTGGCGGGAATCGTAGTCTCATCTTCGATCCGGCCCTTAACCTTGATATGCTTCACATACTTGGCATTTAGCTCGGCCTTTCCTCTTTGAGCGAGAAATGTCTCATCAATACCCTTCTCCCTGGCCACATCGACATAGGAGTGCATCACTTCGTCAAGCATTTCTTCAGGCGTTGGATTTACTGCCTCTACGATTATCACTTCGTCCATTTTCTTTTCCATCTAATCATCATCCCAAAAAAATAGGGGAGTTGTCAAATTAGAGAACTCCCCCACGTTTTATCAGCCAGCTAAAAATCAGCCTCTTGTAGGTAAACCACTTACTTTGTATCTTGGCTTTTGGTGGTCGGGACTTGAAGGCACTTCTCATAAAAAGAATGCCAGCTTCGTACATCTCTTTCCGATATTTCTGGTCCCATGTATTTTCTGCAATGCCAAGGAATTTGGCGATTTCGTCTGCACCATCAAGTCTCTCTTCGTGCTTGTACCTCTCCACATCTTCTGCTGTGAGCTTTCTTAGCGTCAACTTGACAATACTCCAGGCTTTGTGGGATATAAATAGCGTCCGTAACCCACATACGCTCGGCCCGAAGTGACAGCCGATCTGTTCACCCACAGATCGGCTGTTCTTTTATCGTACAATTATTTTGGTACGTCTTTCAAGACTTCTTTGGTTTCCTCCTCCAATCTTTCCTCCATAACGCTGTCAACGGTGACTTCTGCGGAGTCAACTTCCAACTCCTCGCCCTCGACAGAATCGGTGACCTCCTCAGTCTGACCTTCAGGAGGATCGGTAGTCTCCTCGGTTTCCGGCTCCCCTCCCTCGACCACTCCCGATTCCGGCTCGGCTGTATCTTCACCACCGGCCACCATCTCGTCTAGGATCTGGATAGCCTCTTGGACATCAATCTGGTCAAGTCGCTCCAGTTGTTCGAGATCCAAACTCTTCAACAGTTCCAATGCTCTGTTCAAATCTGCCATGTTGACCTCCTTTGGGTGGTTCAATTTGAACCACTCTTAGTTATAAGACCGGCAACGACCCGCTACTGTATGGACGGATTTCCACTTAGCTTGAAGACCTTCGCAAGATCGTTGCCAGCAAAAGAACCCTGGCCGTTTGGACCAACACTTACCCACCCTCCGCAGACGGAGAAGCGATGGCAACGGCCAGGGCTAATCCCATTCCATGTGAACGAAAACGCCTTCTTCCACCCCGACCTCCAGCGTAGCTTCAATTTCGGCTTTGGAGGCAAAGGCGTGATTGAGTTTGCTCACGAACTTCCAGGTATCATTCGGGATCAAACCCGCCATCCTGAAACCATCGAGTAAGTATTTCTGAGCGTGACTTATGTTGTCTGGATCGGTGCGCTTGTTTTTTCTGACCCAGGTGAAAAAGTACCTAACAGGAACATCGACAGGGACGAGCTTGCCCTCGGCTATCATGGGTCTGACTATCCAAGCCACAAGAAGGGTTTCGGCTTGTTTCAGTTCCGTATACTTGTCAACTCGTCTATTGCCTTTGGATTTACCCTTCAGGAGAATCGCCCTGGCATTCAACGCCTGGGTGAAGGTCGATAATACTCCTGGTAGGAAGAACGATTGTCTCAAAACAATTCCCCCCTGATCGACTGTATTATCTCCTCGAACTGCTTGTTTGTGTTGGCGATCCGATCCGCTTCGTTGGTCAGAAACTCGGCAAGCGATGTTGTTGGCCCATCATCAGCTCTTGGCTTTCCCAGTTTCTCCATCTTTTCCCCTCCCCCTTGTCCCATGCCTCGGATGTCACCCAAAAGGACATCGAAATCGTCTATCAGGTGACCGTATCGTGTGACCTGTTGCATAATCCCTGTGTGTTTGTGCATTCTACCCGCTGTTGGTCCTTCACTCATCGCACTTCCTCCTTTCTTCGATCACTCCTTCCAGAATTTCCTCTACCTTCCGCTCGTAATGATCCTCGTCTAATCCAGCCTGTTTCCATTGCAACGTCTTAGGCAAGCTCCACTCGCCTGAGAGCATGGAAGCTCACGTTTCACCTTGGTTGTTGAAGCTGACCTCTCCGCAGCGACACTTGCCGGTCCACATCGAGTGATGTCTCCCGCAATTCGTGCAGAGCCAGCCAAGGTTGTGGTGAGCGGTGCGATCACCGTTCAGGAGCGACCTGGGGTTCTTCGTTACCAGTACCTCGCCTTCCTGGTGTCTCCAGACGGCAAAGCAAATAAAGCCAACCACAAAGATAAAAAGTACCACCTCCATAGTTCATCCCTCCTCCCTCTTGCGTCTGTGGGCCGTTTATGTTATCTTCTCTCCAATGTTGTTTCAGAGATAGCCTCCTTTGAAGCACGTTGGTTCATTACTCCTTACCAAACGAGCCGTGGGTCGGGCCACTCACGGCTCGACTCCTTTTAAGCAGTTCTTTCCGGCAGTTTATACAGGTATGGATGCGATCTTCTGCTGGCAGTTCCGCTTCTTTCACCAGATCCAGAGCGTAACAACCGCACAGGGCGCACCTAGTAACTTCCACCTATTTATCCTCCTGGCCGAATAATGGCCATTGCTTCTCGTCCAGAGGGAAGCTCACAGCATCCTTGATCCGCACTTTAACAAAGGTAATCCCCACCTTGCACTTGGGGCCATTCTTGTCACGTTTCAGGTCAACCGCAAATTTGACCGCAAGGCTCTCGCCCTCGACAATAGATTTCCAGGCATCTTCGAGATCCCGCTCGTATTCCTGGAGTAGCGAACTCATCTCGTCCGGTAAGCGCTCAACCATCTGCTTTATCACCGTCATTTTCCCTCCCCTTTCTCTTCGCATGAAAACAGAACGTCCAAGTATCTGACTAAGCATAGCATGACCTCAGTCCAGCAATCCATGCAGTAGTCAGCGTTTTTCAAATCACCTTCATCGTTGTAGTCGCCCTGGTTGGAAAGACTGATCCTGGCAATCGAATGGTGGAGTTGATGTTCAAGCTCGTCACTATCTCCCCAAAAGCCGAATTGTTTGTGTTCGTTGCTCGTTTTGAAGCGTTGCGTGATAAAAGGCTGTGATTTCACGCCCTCACATAGCTCCTTACACCTGTCACACTTGTAGGCTACTCCCATAACGGCTCATCCTCCTTGAGGGGTAACGGAAGCTGCGCCCCAGGTGCTTCCTGGTTCATTCCTACATACAGTTGCGCCAGTTGCTGGTGGCGTTCGTCCTGGTCACCTCTCATAAAGACAAGCTCCTCGTAGATCCCTTTCAGGGTGTTGTTGGATTCCTCCAAAGTGTTGAATATGTGCTGCAATAATCTCCTCTCTGCCTCATTCATAATAGCCTCCTCCTAAAACAAAAACCCTTGGGTCAACACCTTGTGATCTTTGGGATGAATGTTAATTAAATTCTTCATTGCGGTTAAGCATTGTTGGTCAACACACCATGCGGCCTTGTCAAACGCACATCTGTACCAAACTTTGGGCATTTCAGTTCTCCATACCCATCCAGCTATTCTCGCTACATATTCTGTGCGTTTAACAATCGCAAGAACCCATATATCCTGCTCAAATTCATGCAATTCTGGATTATAAGTCAATTTCCCAGTAGCATATTCGGTGTATTTAACCTCAATCTCGTAATCCCGATAAATCACATCGTAGCCAGGATCTCTGCCGTGCCTACGGCTAATAGACGGATCTACCCCCAATGCTCTCGCTACTGCAAATTCACTCTTTAATGTTTGTTCTTCAACTGCAAGTGTTTGAGCTTTCCAGCGCATTTTTGATATTGCACCCCTTGCTCGTTTGTGCGCTGCCCTTTCTTGGGCCAGGGCTTTAATTTCTTCTGCAGCATCCCACAATTCAACTATCATCACCCTCCCCTCTCGGCAGCAGTTTCCTCTCGACTATTTTCAAATTCTCAATCATCGGATCAAGCCCTGCGAAGCTCAAGAAACTTATGACTGCCTGATCGTAAGCAAAATCAATTTTGTCGCCCACGCCCAGAGTTCTCCTCGATTGGGCGATCACGATGCCGTCAACTAGCAAAGAACACTCCACATCGGCATACCACTTATCATCGGATTTTGTCATGCCTACAAGCTCTAGCTTGAGAGTCGTGGTCTTAGAATACTGAACCTCAAGTTTTTTCGGCATAATCGCTCAACCCCTCATACTTGCTAGACAAAACATATACACACGGGGTAAGGCGATCTGCCCGGAAGGAGAACCAGAATAGGGGAAAATCCGGTCAGGGAACCGGCAAAACCCTACCCCGGAAAAAAACCAGACAGACCGCCAAAACTATGGGTCAGCGACATCACTTCCCTTCAGAGCATTCATGGCTATCTTCGCCAGTACAATCAGCGTTTCCGTTGGCATGGTTGTGATTAGCTTCTGTTCGAGAAGGAAAACTAGCCCCTTGTGCATCTCCTCCAGAGCACCTTCAAGATTCCGGATGCGCTCGCCACGGCCCTGCCACATTGCTACAATTTCAGCGTAAGTTTTCCAATCCTGAGTCATGTCAGTCCACATTCTTCTTCCGAAAACGCTCCACCTTCGGACAAGTAGCATGGTGGGGGATGTGGCCCCTGCGAATCTCGCCATCCTTGTCGTAAATCGTTGTCACATCGGGGTCCACCGGAGTCCACTTCTGCTTGGCCGTCCGGCCCCACAAAATCTCCCTGCCACAACCGCTGCAAACGCCTGTTCCCGAAAATCTCGGCAGTTTAGACACTTACAACCTCCTAGCTATAATTTCCAGCACCTCAATAATCCAATCTTGCTTGAGTGAATCTGCAAGCAAGTCATTACTTACCTGATCCCCCATCTCGTTAATAACTGTGTACCCATGAGGATCAATAAGCCACTTTTTCTCAGGGAGTATTACCGCCGTTGCTACCTCAAGCCCACAAGTACACCAATCAACCTCATTATCATCTCGATATTTGGCACACATCGGACTATGCTTGTGTTTCATCTGTTTATCGCTCGATCTTTGTCTCGTCTAGCTTGTGATCTCCACACCAATCGCTATCGAAAACCGCTGGCCACCCACCCAGTTCAGGCGCTCTCTTTCGACACCGGCCAAGCACACGCTTCTCCTCCGATCCGTCAACCTTGTGAACCACCTGGGCCTGTTTCTCGACAAACCACATACAGGTCTTACACCTCATTCCTACCGCTCTGTGTTTCCAGTTGTCTCTTTCCATCGAATCTCTCCTTTCGCCTTACTTGTGAATTACCCACCTGTCTTTCAGGATTAGCCAGCCCACCCAATACCTCAACCATTGGCAGAAACATGGGGTTGGCAATGATCTCTCGCTTGGATCTGGATGAGTTAGAAGCCAAGGACTCAACCAGGGCTTGGAGCCAACGTATCTCATGCTCAAAGATCCCCTTCCCAAGATCCGGTACTCTTTCCAAGGCAGCTTCATCCTAGCCCCTCATAAGCCTTAGAGTTTCCCTGCGAACCTGACGCAACCTACGCCTTCTCTTTATCTTCAACCGGCTCCCACGCCACTTGGGACCAGTATTAGTTCCAATCTTCGGGGGCAAACCCCGCAATCTCAGGGACTTCCTCCTCAAGCTCCTCGCAGTACCCATACAAGACCCCTATTTCGAGGTAGAAAGCGAAAATCTCCAGATATGTGTAGTCCAGCCACAAGACTTTCCACCTACCGTAATCCATCAATGTCTCACCAATGAAATCCCCTGTTGGTACTGATGCCACTCATCCTCTCGCTGATCGTGAAGATCCCAACACTCCTGGCTGCAAAACCAAATGTCATACTCCAACAAAATTTCATCGTCTGCATCGTCCACGCTATAAGGCTCCTGCTTGCGACAATGCTGACAAATCTTGAGCAAGCGATAATTATGCATCCATGTAACTCCTGCACGTTGCACACAGGCATCCGATGTTCCATTCCTCTGGATGCTCGTCCCAAAACCATGTGTGAGCAATGTCTCGGTTCTGGCCCAGTAACTCAAATGTGGCCTCGAAATGAGCCACCCTGGCCTTCAAGGGCGCTAACTGGTACTGGAGCACCAAAACACAGCTATGATGCTTCGTGGGGGCCGGATCTCTAACCCCGCAGCCACTACATTGGTACAACTGCTTACCCGAAGGCGTTGTCTCCTCGATCACGGTCCAGATTCCTTGACACATAACTACCTCCCGCCCAAGATCGGGTTAACCCACTTCCAAATATCCTTGCCGTAAACAGCCTCAATCGCTGCTTCCATTAGATAATGGTTCCACTTCTCCAGCGAAGTCTCATGCTTGTTCTCCATCGATTTCTCGATGTCAGATATGTAGTCCACACACATCTGGTACAAAGTGTTCCAATCGGGTGGCTCCTTCGGCTCCGGCTTCGCCATCACCGCCTTGCCTCGCCTCTCCAACTCATCCAGTAAGTCCTGGGCTGTATAATCGGCCAATCCCATCACTTGTCCTCCTTGCCCACCTGTACACCTCTGTTATAGGCCAGCTCTACAGTACCCTCGACCTCTCTGACTAGCTTGAAGATGGTGTAGATTAATCCAGACATTTTTTCACCCCTGCCACCTAGTATGTCTTGTAGTGCATCAGGTATATCCTTACTCTCACGCAAATACGCCCTGTAAGCTATCTGGATGTGGGTCATGTTCAACTTGCCATCTTTCAAATCCTCGACTAACTGCTCAAACTTGTTCATCCTCCCCCTCCTTTTTCAAAGAAAACTGCGGAGCTTGGGCCTTTTTTAATCAAAATCCGAATGGTTTCTAAGTGAAGATCCACTTCTGTTTCTAACTCCTCAACCTTCTCCATCCAATGCTTTCGATGTTCCCCACCCCATCCATCGTCCTTCATCTGCTTCACTTCCCCATGTAACTCGACAACTTTGTCCACACTCTGACGATAATCAGACCCCAAATCCGCTATGATCTCTCTCAACTCCACAACTTTCTCCTCCGCTCTGTCGCGCGCGGCCTGGAGCCGGTCACACTCGGCTTCCAAAGACTTAATCCTCTCGCGGACACAGCTATCACAGGGTCCACCGCCTGTCTGAGCCAACGATAAACACAAAACGCAGACCTTAACCTCCTCATTCCTCACGATCCAACTCCTTCCCTAATACCATCCTCTCCAACAAACGAGCATAGATAAAATCTAGATTCTCAATACCCAACTCCTCCTCACCAAAACCACCCTCCCGAAGTAAATTCCTGACCTCCATGCCACCTCGAAAATGCCAGCCAACCTCACCCCTACTCACCCACTCCACACCATGCTCACCCATCCAATTCCGCAACTGGGGAACTACCCCACATAAATACCCACGCAAATAATCCGCAGCAGCTACCTTCTTCTCCTCACTAACCCTGCTCACGGCTAAAGCCTCGGCCTTCATCATCGCCTGTAAATCTAAATCACTCATCTATATCCTCAATCTCTACCTCGTATTTCGAGAAACCAGGAGTCCAAACCCAAAAACCCTCTCCTTTACGAACCCCCCTCTGTATGTCCTCAAAACACCTGTCCCGCATAAGATCTAACTTGTCAAAAGAATCTGCCTCTAATAACATCGTCATTTTAAGCCTCTTCCCCTTCACCATCAGTACCCTCCTCACTCCAACCACAACTCGGACAACTCCACCACCAGTAATCGTGCAAAGGTGGCATTAAACGCTCGTTACTACACTCAGGACATACCTCAACTACCCTCACCCCACCCCTATCACCGGACCTCGTGGCCCTGACTTCAAAACCATTACCGGTAAGTTGGCGCGAACCTCCGCTATAAACGCCCTCGCCATCTCAATTAACCGAAATTCCCATAAAGGTATCCAGTTAGTCCCACCTCCGTAGTACGGAAATACCCCGATTACAACAAATACCCCAGGCTTCATCTTGTCGTTTATCCCAATACTTGCACAATGCTCCATGTTCGCTAAACTCCCATCCTCAGTAACTAACCACATAAAACCCCCCTACTTCGCCTT